CACGACCTTGCGCTGCTCGCCATCGCTGTCGAAGTCGATCACCGTGATCGTGCAGCCGGCCTCGATCAGGAATCCGGTGTGCGGGGACACGAGGATTGATCAATCCGGGACATAGCCGGAAGACCGGGGAAATAGCGGTATAGCCCGAGGGAAACGCGGGGTTCTGGTCCCGGGGCTCGCGAGGGGCGGTTTGATCACTCGACGCCGAAAGGATGGTTTCGGACAAGACAAGTGATCAACGCGGCCCGGGAGCCGGACCGCGTTTAAAGACCGTTCAAACCGGCGTCACCCGGCGGCTGAGCGCCAGGTCAGGATCTCGCGGTGGGCCTGCCGCAGTTCGACGGTCGTGAGCTGAGCGAGCAGCGAGCAGCCGTAGGTCCGGAGCATCCAGGCGCGCAGCAGCTCCATCCCGTCCACGCGGCGAGCGTGCGCCAGGACCTGGGCGATGAGCGTGCGCCGGAGTGCGCCGTCATCAGCGGCCCCGCCAGCTGGCGCGCCAGGCAGAACCACGCGCACCTGGTTGTGGTTGCCACGAATCGCCACGAACTGCGCGCGGCTGCCGCCGCGGCGCCCCGAAACCACCGGCCGAGTTGCCGCCACGAAGGCGTCGACCAGCTCACGCTTGCGCTTCTCATACATCGGACTGCCCCTGTTCATGTCCCTGTGCGGATTAGCCGAAACACCGTCGTGGTGGCCTTTCCGACGTCGGCCTCTTGCAGGAACGTTTCGTAGACCTTGACCACCAGGTCCGCCTTCCCCGTGGGGTCGACGGAGCGCTCCGAGGCCGCCAGAGCCAGCTCCACGGCCTCGATCGCCGAGCGCAGCTTGTCCAGGTCCAGTCTCGCGGGCTGAGAGCGTTCCGCCTCGAGTTGCTGGCGGTCGAGGATGCCCATCTGCCCATCGAGCAGACGCATGGGACCCTCACCACGCAACACCCAGTCGGCACTAATCCCAAGCTCCCCGAGCCGTCCCAACGCGCCGGCGCCGATCTCAGCCTTTTCACGCTCCCAGTCGGCATAGGAGTTTTTGTGAAAACCGAGCAGGGCAGCGAACTGAGCTTGGGTGCGCTCACCACGGATCTGGCGAAGCCGCGCACCGATTCCAACCGGATTTCTGTGTCGCACTTCGCCTCCCGGAACCGCGACGTATGCGTCGCACACGGTTTACTGCTCCATCGCGATGAAAAAACCGACCACAATTCAAGGGTTTACGCAGTAACTGGGAACGCGGTATCGACCGCCCGTTAAGTGCGACACAGATCCGTGTTGACGGAGAACTGTTATCTATGCTTTGATACCCTTAGTTAGACACAGACATTCGTGCTTCGATGCAACCCTCGATGTCGACACCCATAGGCGACTGGCACCAGGCTCGGCTGGTCGCCGAGCTGCATATGCGAGGGTGGTCGCTTCGGCAGCTCAGTCTGCGCGCGGGTCTCTCCGCAGGCGCATTCGCGAAAGCTACCTACAAACCATACCCTCGCGCTGAGCGAGTAATCGCCGACGCCATCGGCGTCCACCCGAGCGTCATCTGGCCCAGTCGCTACGACTCCAGCGGCCGGCCGAATCGACCGCACGGACGCCCGAAGCTCAACGGGCGAACCGCCGCGATCAGTGTCGCGCCCGCTCGGCGCCAGCGCAACGTCAGCAGCGCGGCGCCCGGCTGACACCGCCGTGGCCGGCCCCGCTGATCGTCGCTCCGGCGACCTCTTCGACGCCCCGCCGCGGCCAGCCGCCGAGATCGCGGGCGCATTCGACCACCGCGCGACGATCGCCCACCTGCTGGCAGAGATGTTCGCGCGCTCGGGACTCGACCGCTACGCGATCGCGGCCAACGCGTCGCGGCTCGCCGGCAAGGACGTGACGAAGGCGATGCTGGACCAGTACACGAGCGAGGCACGCGAGGAGTTCAACGCGCCGGCCTGGCTGATGCCGGCCCTCGAAGCCGCCTGCGCGACGCATGCCTACACCGAGTGGCTGGCGGCACAGCGCGGCGGTCGCGTGCTGTGGGGCGACGAGACCCTGCACCACGACCTGTCGCGGCTCGAGCGCATCCGCGAGGAAGCCGAAGTACGCATCCGCGCGCTCAAGCAGGCGATCGTGCAGCGAGGTGTGCGATGAGTAAGTTGAAGCGACGCGCGCCCCGCGCGGTCAGCGCCCGAACCGGTGCTGACCAGGCTGGGCTAACTTCCGGTGCTGCAACGGCCTACAAACGTGGAGAGACCGGCGCTGCGCCCGAGCGAGATCGGGCGAACACTTCAACTGGTATCGACTGGGTGGATGTGGCCCAGGCGCCGACAACGTTGCGAGGGGTGGCGCGCGCGTTGGGCGTCAGCAAGCGCAGCGCGGAACGTCGCGCCGCGGCGGAAGGTTGGCTGTGCGAGTTGCGCGCAACTCAGGGCGGGCGCCAGAAGCTGTTCGAGCTGAAGCACCTACCCGTTGAGATCAGGGCCGCCATCCTGCGGCTGCGAATGCCAGAGATCGAGCGACTCCGCCCGAAATCGACCCGCCACACGCCCGAGTGTCTGCAGGCCGCCTGGACCCGCTACGACCGCGCCACCGCCAAGCTGAAGGCGATCGCCGAGTACCGCATGCGTGGGCTGTTCGCGGTCGATGAGCTGGTCTGCGCCGGAATGGGCCTCGGCCAGGCGCGCGAGACGGTCGCCAAGCAGCTACAGAGTCACAAGAATCGCGGCAGCACAGCGGTCGTTTCGCTGCGCCGGTGGTCGGCCATCGTGCGTGGCGCCGAGCGCAGCGACTGGCTGGCGCTGCTGCTGCCTCACTACAACCCTCACGGCACCGTGAAGGAGATCCCGGCGGAGGCGTGGGACATCTTCAAGTCGGACTACCTGCGTCCCGAAGCCCCTTCAGCCGCGAGCTGCTACGACCGCCTCACGCGCATCGCGAAGGCGCGCGGCTGGACTATCCCCGGCCTGCGGGCGTTCCTCCGACGCCTCAACCGCCAGATCAGCCCGCAGGCGCAGGTGCTCGCGCGCCTGGGTGCGAAGGCCGCGCTCGCGATGTACCCGGCCCAGCAGCGCGACCGCTCGGTGTTCCGCGCGCTCGAGGCCGTGAACGCCGATGGACACACCTTCGACGTGTTCGTGAAGTTCCCGGACGGCACGGTCGCGCGCCCGGTGGTGATTCCGTTCCAGGACCTCTACTCCGGCAAGATCCTGTCGCGCCGCATCGGGCAGACCGAGTCGGCCGACCTCGCGCGCCTCAGCTTCCATGACCTGGTCACCTCGTTCGGCATCCCGAAGCACGTTTGGCTCGACAACGGTCGCGGCTTCGCGTCGAAGATGCTCACTGGCGGCACGCCGACCAGGTACCGGTTCAAGGTCAAGGCCGAGGACCTCGATGGCGTGATCGTGCGCCTCGGCTCGAAGGTGCACTGGGCCACGCCCTACCACGGGCAGGCCAAGCCGATCGAGCGCGCGTTCCGCGACTGGGCCGATCGCGTCGCGAAGCACCCGGCGTTCGACGGGGCCTACACCGGCAACAGGCCGGACTCGAAGCCCGAGAACTATGGCTCGCGCGCCGTCGAGTTCGACGTGTTCTGCCGCGTCGTCGACGAGGAGATCGCCGCGCACAACGCCCGCCCAGGGCGCCGCACACCGGTGTGCGGCGGCCGGCTCTCGTTCGACGAGGTCTTCAGCGCCTCGTACGCGCAGGGGCCAGTGCGCAAGGCCACCGCCGAGCAATTGCGGCACCTCCTGCTGGCCACCGAGGCCGTGACGGCGAGCGCGCGCGATGGATCCATCACACTGGCCGGCAACCGCTACTGGTGCGAGGCGCTGAGCCCGTACGCCGGCCAGAAGGTGGTCGCGCGCTTCGACGCCGACAACCTGCATCGCGGGGCGGTCTCCGTCTACACGCTGAGCGACGAGTACCTAGGCACCGCCGACTGCATTGCCGCGGTCGGGTTCGCCGACACGCAGGCGGCGCGCGAGCACGGCCGCGCCAGGCGCCAGTGGCTGCGCGCCTCCAAGCAGCAGCTCAAGGCCGAGCGCCGGATGTCGGCCGCCGAGGTCGCCGACCAGTTGCCGCGCGGCACGACGCCGCCGGTGCCGCCGGCGCGCGTGATCGAGCCGGTGTTCGAGCAGCGCAAGCACGCGGGCGAGGATTTTACCGCTGAAGACCGCCAGTTCGACGACTGGCTCAAAAAGGGCATCGAGGAGCTTAAGGAACGATTCTCGTAACCCAGACCCATGACGACCAGGGGACAGACGATGGCAGACGGAAACGTGGATCGCGCGACGGACGACCTGCGCGATCGGATCAAGCAGATGTGCGAGCACGACGCGAGGCTCTCGCAGTCGGCGGTGGCGCGCGAGGCCGGGCTGAGCGCGGCCACGGTGTCGCAGTGGATGGCCGGCAAGTACGCCGGCGACAACGTCGCGATCGAGAAGAAGCTGCTGCTGTGGCTCGAGGCGCACCTCGCGCGCGAGGCCGAGGCGAGCCAGCTGCCGCCGGGGCCCGGCTACGTGCCGACGCACACCGCCGAGCGGGTGAGCAGTGCGCTGCGCTATGCCCAGCTCGCCGGCGACATCGCGGTGGTGTACGGCGGCGCCGGGCTCGGCAAGACCTGCGCGATCGAGCACTTCCGGCAGCGGGCACCGAACGTGTGGGTGGCGACCATGAGTCCCGCGACGCGGGGCGTGGTGACCTGCCTGCAGCGCGTGTGCGACGCGCTCGGCATGCCGAACCTCGCGGGCGGCGCGGCGACGCTCGATCGCGCGATCGCGCGGCGGGTGCGCGACACGCGCGGGCTGCTGGTGATCGACGAGGCGCAGCACCTGACGGCGGAGGCGCTCGACCAGGTGCGCTCGATCCACGACGAGACCGGCATCGGCGTGGCGCTGGTCGGCAACGAGACGGTCTACGCCCGCATGACCGGCGGCATCCGCGCGCCATACCTAGACCGCCTGCACAGCCGCATCGGCAAGCGCGTGCGGCTGCAGCGCGCCACCGAAGCGGATATCGACGACCTGATCTCGGCCTGGGGCGTGCAGGACAGCGCCTGCCGCAGCCTGCTGGTGGACATCGCGACCAAGCCCGGCGCGCTGCGCGGCCTGACCAAGTGCATGCGGCTCGCGTCGACCTACGCCAAGGCGCTGAAGCGCGCGGTGTGCTGCGCCGACGTCAAGAAGGCCTCGCGCGAGCTGGGGTTGGCGGGGGGAGGTGTGGAATGAAAGAGGATCGCACCGCGGAGGAGGACCTCGTGAACGCGCAGCCCAGGACCGGGCATCGCCTCAGTCCGTATCGGAAGCTGCAGCTGCGCACGCTGCTTGATCGCGCCGAGTACGACATGCAGCGCATCACGTTCATGCACCGGCGACTCGGGGTGCCTGATGAGATCCAGGGGCGTCCGGTAGATGAGTGGATCGACAGCCTCGACGAGCGTGCGGCGATGGCGCTCATCGAGAGGATCAAGGCTCAACTCGCGGACTCCGATTCGGAGTAGCGCGATGACGACGCCGCGCGAGATCAGTCGTGAAGCTGTCCTCGATGCCATGCGCGATCGCGTGGGCGTCGAGAGCGGCGCCACGGTCGCCGATCTCGTGTGCTCGATCACGGGGCGCGTTGATCCCGCCGAACAGCGGCGCTTCCGGCAGGTGGTCGAGCAACTGCGTCGCGAAGGGCTCCCGATCTGCAGCACCACCAGCGATGGCTACTGGTGGGCCGCCAACGCGGAGGAGCTCGACGCCGCGTGCCGGTTCCTCGTTGCGCGCTCAATGACATCACTCGAACAGGTGGCCGCGATGAAGCATGTCGCACTACCCGATCTCTACGGCCAGCTTGGCCCCGACTTCGAAGGAGACACGCGATGACACAGAACGTCTTGCACTACACCAACCAGGCTTCGCTCCGCGCGCGCCAGCGCCTCGCGCAGGCGGCGCAGCTTGTGATCGAGGCGCGCGGCCTCGTCCTCCTCGCGCCGCACCCCACGCCGAGCACCGCCAGGAATATCCAAGGTTGGCTCGACGACGTGGTCGCCGAGCTCCGTATGGTCGACGAGATGATCGGGAGCGCCTGACCATGAACAGCGCCAACAAGAACATCATCCAGAAGCTCGCGACCAGTCTGGGCGCGGTGTACGACCTGGCCGATCGCGGCTGCACCGTGATGGACATCGCGATCCACGACGGCCGGCCGATGATCACGATCGACGCGCCGCCGAAGCAGGTGCTGCCGGGCACGGCGCGCGTCACGAGATTCTCGAACGGGATGCGTAGCGCGGTCACCGAAGCGCTGGTGCGCGATTGCCGCGTGCTGTGGAGCGAGAGCGCCGGTGACTGACATGTTCGACCCCGAAGAGAGCCGCAAGTGGCGCGCGTTTCTGCTGGTCCAGTTCAGCGACGTACTGGCACTCGCCTTCGATCAGATCGCTGCCGAGCATTTCGTGGTGCTGAGCCTCGGCGCGCTTGGGCTCTACATGGTCGGCAACGTTGGCCAGTTCGCTGTGGGCAACTTCTCGATCACCGCCAACACTGCCAAGAGGACCTAAGGGTGAATGACGATCTTGTGAACGAAATCATGCGCGTGCTGCGGGGTGCCGCAGAGCCGATGCCGGCCACGCAGATTTGCCGGGCGCTCAATATGAGCGACGGCCGAGCCGTGGCTCAGTCGATGCACGTCATGTACAAGACCGGCCAGTTGCACCGGAGCGCGAACGCCGCCGGGCGCTATCTTTACTCGCTGTCGTCGGTCCCGCCGACGATCCATGCCGCGCCAGCTCCGGCGCGCGCGCCGGCAGGGCGCACGACCCGCTCGCTCGCGCCACCGCCGAAGCCGACCGATGGCTTTGATGCTGCAGCGTCGATCAGCGAGCCCAGGCTCCCCAGCGCGGCCGAGCCGGTGCCGAACACGACGCCGTTCAAATACGAGCTCTACGACCACATCGCGGTTGCCTTGGGCGACGCCGAAGATCTCGTGAGCGACGCGATCGAGCGTGATGCGCCCAAGGCGGTGCTGCGGCACCTAGTTGCCGCGCAGGTCGCGCTTCGAAGAGCGCAGGAGGGCGTGCTGTGGCTCCAACGCACTGGGATCGCGTGAAACGCCTCAAGACGGTAGTGAAGCCACTTTCCGGCGCCTTCGAATGGCAAGTGCAGGCGCTCTATCGGCGTCGCTGGCGACCGATTCTGGTCGACCTCGCGCCTACGCATCAGACCGCAGAACGCCGCGCCGCCGAGGCGCTGACACGTATCGAGAAAGGAGAGCTATGAACACCGTCACCGACATCACCCCGCTGGAACAGATCGAGTCCGCCTGCGGGTTCTACAGCTCCGCGCGCGATGCCCTGCGTCGCGCACTGGAGGCCATCCGCGCCCAGGTGAATGCAATCACTGAAGCGGCGCGTCCGGAACTGCTCGCTGCGCTGGACGAGGCCGCGAACGCACGCACGGCCCTTGAGTCGCTGGTCGAGGCGTATCCGGAACTGTTCGATCGTCCACGCACCAGGCAGATGCACGGCATCAAAGTCGGATATCGCAAGCTCCCCGGCGCCGTGCAGATCGACGACGAGGCGCGCACCATCGAGTTGATCCGGAAGCGTCTGCCCGCGAAGGCCGACGCGCTGATCGCGACGATCGAGAAGGTGCGGAAGGAGGCAGTTGCGCAACTCGATGCGCGCGAGATCTCCGCGATCGGGGCGATTCTGATCGCAACAGGCGACGAGGTTGTGATCCGCGCGGCCGACACGGACATCGACCGCCTGCTCAAAGGGCTCACGAGCGACGAGAGCATCGCCTCGGAGCTACTCGCCCGCGCAGCGGTGGTGTGACGTGCGTCGCTGCCGCGCCTATCTGCTGCTCTACGTTGCGCTGGTGGCCTACGGCGCGGCACTGCTGCGCGTATCCGCCGTGGCAGCGCCCGGACCGCGTCTCGTCGTGATCCTGCCCGATGGCACCGAGGCCGAGGCCGATTTCGTCGACTACGACATAGCGGGGCGCGTGATCCGAGTGCGCAATGAGCAGCGGTTTGCCGATGGGTTCGAGGACTGACATGAGCATCTCGATCGACGGGGCGGCTGCGATGCGTCGCCGCGAACTGGCGGCGATTCATGTCGCCGCCAAACAGATTGGCCTCGCGCGCGACACCTACGTCTCGATGCTGCGCCGGGTGACGGGCCTGGAATCTGCGGCGGATCTCGACCACGCACAGCGACAGCGCGTGATCGAGGAGCTGCGGCGGCTGGGGGCGCGGCCGGCCGAGCGTGCAAGGAAGGCTGCGGTCGTCCGCGAGACGCTCACCAGCAAGCCCCGATCGCCGGCGCCCGACGTGGCCGCGATGGTGCGCAAGATCGGCGCGCTGCTGGCGTCGGCCGAGCGGCCGTGGGCCTACGCCCACGGGCTGGCGCGCAAGATGTTCCACGTGACACGCGTGGAGTGGCTACGGGCCGACCAGATGCACCGTCTGATCGCCGCGCTCGAGTACGACCGGCGGCGGCGCGAGGCGAAGTCGGCGGCGCCATGACCAGTCAGCAGGAAATCTTCGACCCGCGCGACGGCGATGCGCTCGACCTGATCGAGCACATGGGCAACGTCGTGCCGCCGGAGCACCGCTGGCCGCAGACGTTGGCCGATCTGTTCAAGGTGTTCGAGGCCTACAATCGCCGCCAGGGCATGCCGGCCGAGAAGGCCGCGCTCGACGCACGGGACCGGACGATCCTGCTCGGCGAGTACTTCGGCGGCCGGATGTTCTACATGCCCAAGGGCGACTCGCTGCGCACCGCGGCGCTGCACGCGTTGATCTGGCGCGAGCACAACGGCCGAAACACGGAGGCGCTGGCCGAGAAGTACGGGATGAACATCATCTCGGTCTACCAGGTGCTGGCCCAGCAGCGCGCCCTGGCGCGCCGGTCGCTGCAGGGGCGGTTGTTCGAGGACGGTTGAGCGGCGCGCGTCTGGTAGTGGGCTACGGCCCAGCGCTGTGGCACCCTTGATGGACCAACCCCGCGGAGGCAGCCATGCAGATCGTCGGTGGGTTCGGCAAGGGCGCGGTGCTCGCGCTCTTCGCTGTGTTCGTCATCTTCATCTGGAACGCCGGGCGCAGCCCGCCCCAGGTCTCCCAGCAGGATCGCGAGTGGATGTGGATCGAGCGGGGCAAGGACGCCGTCAAGGTGCTGCTGAAGGACGCTGGCAGCGCGGAGTTCCGCTCGGTGTACTTCCGCCACGCGCAAGGCAAAGCCCCGGTGTCGTGTGGCGAGGTCAACGCGAAGAACTCCTTCGGCGGCTACTCGGGCTTTCAGCGCTACATCTCGGCTGGGTCGCCCGAGAACACCTTCCTTGAAGAACGCGTCACCGACTTCGACAAGTCATGGGCGGAGTTCTGCGCTGACTAAGGGCGGCTAGTCCCTTCAGCGCCCCTCGCGCGCGCACGATCGCGGTGGATGGGCCGGCCTGGTCCATCTCCCGCGGGGCCGGCGCTATCCCGTGAGCGCCGGCCCCGCCTTCCCAACCGGAGGCGGACCGTGAGCAGCGAGCGTTACGTCGGAATCCTCGATCTCGTCCATCCCACCAGTGTCGTCGCGAAGCTGAAGGACTGGAGCCGCGGCTGGCCGCTGCTCGCGATCTTCCTGCTGGCGCTGGCGGCGGTGGCGATCTTCTCGCCGGCCAAGGTGCTGCTCGGCATCTGGGGCATCGCCAAGCTCGCCCTGGGCGGGTACGCCGGGTTCTGGACGAGCCGCTGGGCGGCGCCCTACGCGCGGCCGCACCTGTTCCTGCGCGAGGGCCTCCCGCCCGACCAGATCCATGCCGTGGCCTTCGCGATTTCGCTCGCGTTCCGCGGCGTGCTGATGGCCACCGGCGTCATCGCGGCAGGGTTCATTCCGTGACGCCCGTCGGGGGCCTGACGATGCTGCGCTTGGTCCTGGCCCTCATCCTCGCGGGGCTCGTCGTCGGCCTCGCTGCGGTGAGCGAAAGTTCCCTCGCTGCTGGCACCGGCGGCGCAGCGCGACAGCCCGTCATCCCCGAGCGCTCGTTCCTCTACCGGTTCCGATTGGAGCGCGAGGCCGCACAGGTATTCGGCATCGACGCACCGGTCGCTCGCCTTGCCGCGCAGATCCACCAGGAGAGCCGCTGGCGGCCTGATGCGCGCTCGCCAGTCGGCGCGTCCGGCTTGACGCAGTTCATGCCGGCGACGGCGGCCTGGTTGCCTCGCGTATGTCCGACCGTGGGCCCGCCGGATCCGCTCGACCCGGATTGGGCGATCCGGGCGATGATTTGCTACAACGCCTGGCTGCACGATCGCGTTGTAGACGCCGCCGGTCCGTGTGATCGCTGGGCGTTCACGCTCAGCGCCTACAACGGCGGCGAAGCGTGGGTACGGCGCGATCGCGCACGAGCGCGCACTCGCGGCGCCGATCCGGATCGGTGGTTCGGTCACGTCGAGCTGCACACGCCGCGCTCCGTGCGCGCACGGGACGAGAATCGAGGCTACGTGCGCCGGATCCTCATCGACCTCGAGCCCCTCTACGAGCGCGCCGGCTGGCCCGGCAAGCCGGTGTGCACATGACGCTGCCGCTGCCGATGCTCCCGCGCGCGAAAGCGATCGCAATCGCGGCAATCGCCTGCGTGATCGCACTGCTGGCTGGCCTCATCGGAGGATTCCTCGCCGGGCGGGAGTGGCAGCTCGGACGCGAGGCGCGCGCGGATGTCGCGACGCTGCACGCCGATCTTGAGGAGGCCGCACGCACCGCGCGTGCGTCGGCGGAGCAGTTCCGCGCCAGTGCCGCCGAACTCGACGGTATCTCGCGACAGTACCAGGAGCAACGTGATGCTGCGGCGCAGTTCTACGACGGCCTGGAGGCCGACTGGGATCACTACTGGCGCAATCGCCCTGATCGCGATTGTGCTCTCAATGGCGACGGGGTGCGCTTATGGAACGCGGCGATCCGAGGCGACACTGCCGGCCTGCGATCTCCCGACGATCCCGCAGGACTTGAAAGCCCCTTGCAGGCGCCCACCGGAGATCGACTCCGGAGCGCTCCCGGTGCTGACGCAGAGCTTCACTGGCGCAATGACACTCTTCGACGACTGTTCACGCCGTCAGGCAGCGCTGACGGAGGCGATTTCGCGACGTGAGGCGCGCGAAATCGAGTGTCGGCGCGACCTCGAAGCCGCGCTGGATGCAGTGGTGGTGCGGGCGCCGGCGCGGTGGTGGGAGGTCTGGCGATGGTGAGCGAGCAGCGTTTGCGCGATCTCATACAGCACTGGCGGCAGCAGGCGTTCGAGGTAGAGGGCGTGGGCAGGCGACTGGAGCGCTGTACCGACCTGGAGCGGCGCCTTACCGAGATGCACGCGCGTGTACTCCGCACGTGCGCTCAGGATCTCAGCGATGCAATGGGCAGCCGGAGGCTCGCCGGTGGATGACATTGATCGCGCCACCGAAATCGTCGAGGCCGAGCGTGCGGATGCTGTTGCGCGTGCTGTCGCTCGCGCCCACGCAACCGATCCTGCGCGGCCGCGTGTCTCGCACTGCTGCGAATGCCAGCGCCCGATCCCGCGTGCGCGTCGGAAGGCGGTTCCGTACGCCACGCGGTGCGTTCATTGCGCCACTGAACACGAACGACGCTGATGGACATCGAACTCAAGATCGCGATTCTCTCGCTAGTGATCATCGTCGCGGGGCTCAACCTCTCCGCGCTTTATCGCTCGTTTCGCGATCGCGGCCAGCTGCCCATGATCCAGGGTGCGCTGCAGACCATTCGACAGAGCCAGGCCGCGCACGTGAAGTCCACAGCTGATCGGTTCTCGCAGGCCCACCAGGAACGATCCCAGCTCGATCACCGCCTGCGTGCGGTCGAGACGCGCATGGGCAAGCTGCCGACGCACCAGGACCTTGCAGACATACGCGAGCAGCTCGTCGACGTGCGCGAGGGAGTCGCTGCACTGCACGAACGCACCGAGGCGACTCTGGCTGCGGTGCACTCGATCCAGACGCATCTGATGGAGGCGAAGCGATGAAGCCATTCGCCGAGCGTCTGCGCGAGGATCGCCGGCTCGTGATCCTCCGCGTGCTACATGAACAGGTGTCCTACAGCGCGAACAGCTCGGTGCTGACGATGGCGCTCGAACACCTCGGCCACCACATGAGTCGCGACCAGGTCAAGACCGAAATCAGCTGGCTGGCCGAGCAAGGTCTGGTGGACTACCACGATGCGGGGCCGGTGTGGGTGGCCCACCTCAAGGCGCGCGGGCACGAGGTGGTGCTCGGACGCGCGCACGTGCCAGGCGTGGCGAGGCCGAGCCCCCGATGACCCGCTGGATCGGCCTGCTCCGCCTCATGCTCAGCGTGCCGTTTGCAGCTCTTGGCAACGCGCTCGAAGTCTGTTCGAGCGCGCTGCTCACGCTCGCCGAGGTAATCGGCGGGATCGACGACTGATGGGGCGCAAGTCATCTATCAAGCGGCTCGCGCCGGCTGAGCGACAGCTGCTGGAGCGGTTGCTGCGTGAGGATCGCCTCACGCTGGATGAAATGCTCGCGGAGGTGCGTCGCCGCTTCCCGGCCTCGAAAGCTCCCAGTCGATCCGCCTTGCATCGATACAAGGCGAGCCTGGAAGAGATGCTCGGACGCATGCGCGAAATCGACCTGGCCGCGCGCGTGGTCGTGACCGAGCTCGGCGAGAACGCGAACGAGACGGCCGGGGCCCTGTTGGCACAGGCGATCACCACGCTCGCGACCAATGCCGCGCTGCGCGCGCACGACGATGAGTTGACGGTGAAGGAAATCGCGCAACTCGCCCGCGCGGCGCGCAACGCGATCGAGGCGCGTAAGGTGAACCTCCAGGAGCGCCAGGCGATCGAGGGTGCCGCCCGCGAACGGCTGGTGCGCGCACAGCAACAGCAGCTGGACGCTGCGGCCAAGACCGGGCGCTTCGACCCCGAGACGCTGAAGAAGATCCGCGAAGAGGTCTACGGGATCCGATCGTGAGCACGCCGGCGATCGAGCTCTATGCCTACCAGCGCCGCTGGTTCCTCGAACGGGACCGGTTCAAGGTCGGCATGTTCGCCCGCCAGACGGGGAAGACCTTCACCACGACGCTGGAGATCGTCGACGACTGCTTCGAGCAGATCGTACGCGGCGGTCGGACGCGCTGGGTCATCCTCTCGCGCGGCGAGCGGCAGGCCAAGGAGGCGATGGACGAGGGCATCAAGCGCCACTGCGCCGCCTACCAGCTGGGCATGCAGACGCTGGAGTCGGACTGGCGCGCGGACTCGGGTGCCGTGTACCGCCAGTTCGAGGTCGAACTGCCGGGCGGCACGCGCATCACCTCGCTGCCGGCGAACCCGGACACGGCGCGCGGCTTCAGCGCTAACGTGTTCCTCGACGAGTTCGCCTTCCACGCCGACTCGAAGAAGATCTGGGGCGCGCTGTTCCCGGTGATATCGAACGGCTACAAGCTCCGCGTCACGAGCACGCCGAACGGCAAGGGGAACAAGTTCTACGAGCTGATGACGAGCCAGCAGGACGGCGTCTGGTATCGGCAGCAGACGGACATCTACGAGGCGGTGCGCGATGGGCTGCCGCGCGACATCGCGGCGTTGCGCGCCGCGCTCGATGACGAGGACATCTGGGCGCAGGAGTTCGAGCTGCGCTGGCTCGATGAGGCGAGCGCATGGCTGAGCTTCGACCTGATCAACGGCGTCGAGTCGGACCTCGCCGGCGACCCGGCCCGCTACCAGGGAGGACCCTGCTACGTCGGGTGCGACATCGGCCTGCGGCGCGACCTTTTCACGGTGTGGGTGACAGAGCAAGTCGGCGATGTGCTCTGGACGCGCAAGCTGATCGCACAGCGGCGCCTCAAGTTCGCCGACCAGGACGAGCTGCTCGACCAGGTGATGTCGAACTTCGACGTGCGCCAGCTCTGGATGGACCAGACCGGCATGGGCGAAAAGCCGGTCGAGGACGCGCAGCGGCGCTACGGCGAGCATCGCGTGCACGGCGTGCTGTTCAGCGCGCCGTCGAAGCAGCACCTGGCGACGATCGGCAAGCAGCGCTTTGAGGACCGGCGCATCCGCATCCCGATGGGCGATGCGGCGCTGCGCGCCGATTTGCACAAGCTCAAGCGCGAGCAGTCGCCGACCGGCGCCGCGCGGTTCGTCGCCGAGTCCGACGCAGGCGGCCACGCCGACCGCGCGTGGGCGTGCTTCTTGGCCTGCGCTGCCGCTGAGCATCCGACCGGTCCGATGGCGTGGACGCCTGTGCCGACGGCGCCGCGCGGCTTCGATGGCCTGCCCCCTGACGATGCGCGCGCCGACGCCGAGCGCGACGACGTGCGCCTGCCGGAGCCTGCCGCATGGTAGAGATCCTCGACGCCTCCGGGCAGCCGATCCGTCGCGCCTCGCTCGATGAGCCGCAGACCTCGCGCTTCATGCAGTTACATCGCGAGTTCGCACAGCACCCGAGCCGGGGGCTGACGCCCTCGAAGCTCGCGCGCATCCTCGACGACGCCGAGCAGGGCGACGTGGTGTCGCAGTACGAGCTGTTCGACGACATGGAGGAGAAGGACGCGCACGTCGCCTGCGAGATGGGCAAGCGCCGACGCGCGATGCTCTCGCTCGAGTGGGACGTGGTGCCGCCGCCCAATCCGTCCGCGGCCGAGAAGCGCGCCGCGGCCGAGCTGCGCGAGCTGCTGACCGAGATCCCGGACTTCGAGGACGTGGTGTTCGACGCCACAGATGCGATCGGCAAGGGCTTCGGGTGCCAGGAGATCGAATGGCACCGGCTCGAGTCGCGCTGGCTCCCGAAGTCGGTCACGCATCGCCCGCAGAGCTGGTTCCGGCTGGTCCGAGGTTTCCGGCAGGAGATCAGGCTCAGGGACTACAGCACCGAGGGCGAGACGCTGACGCCGTTCGGCTGGATCACGCACATCCATCGCGCGAAGTCCGGCTACGTCGAACGCGCCGCCTTGTTCAGGGTGTTACTGTGGCCCTACCTCTTCAAGAACTACTCGCTCGGAGACCTCGCGGAGTTCTTGGAGATCTACGGCATTCCGCTCAGGCTCGGGAAGTACCACAGCGGCGCGAGCGAGCACGACAAGACCACGCTGCTGCGCGCGCTGGTGCAGATCGGGCACAACGCGGCCGGGATCATCCCGAAGGACATGGAGATCAGCTTCGAGGCCGCGGCGCAGGGCGATCCGAAGGCATTCGAGCTGATGATCGACTGGTGCGAGCGATCGCAGTCGAAGTCTATTCTCGGCGTGACGCTGACCACGCAGGCCGATCGCGGCTCGAACACGAACGCGCTCGGCAAAGTGCACAACGAGCTGCGCAAGGACCTGCGCGACGGCGACGCGCGACAGGTGCAGTCGACGCTGACGCGCGACCTGGTCTACCCGATCGCGGCGCTGAACGGTCTCGCCGAGAGCCTGCGTCGCTGCCCGCGGATGGCTTTCAACCTGCGCGACACGGAGGACCTCAAGGATTACGCGGACGCGCTGCCGAAGCTGGTCGGCATGGGGCTCAGGGTCGGGCGGAAGTGGACGCAGGAGCAGCTCGGCATCCCGGAGCCCGAGGGCGAGGAGGACGTGCTCAGCAGCGCGCAGGAGGCGCGGCCTGCTGCGCCGGCCGATGACAGCACGCGCCGCGCCGCGGCCAAGCTCGGCGCACCCCGCGTCGCCGAGCCGAGCGACGCGATCGCCGCGCTGCTCGAGCGCCAGGCCGAGGGTCTGATGGACGCGCTCGTCAGCCAGGTGCGCGAGCTGGTCGAGCACGCGGGCTCGCTCGAGGAGATCCGCGACGGCCTGCTCAGACTCGCGCCGAACCTGCCGCCCGCCCAGCTCGCCGAGCTGATGGGGCAGGCGCTCGTGGCGGCCGACCTGGTCGGGCGATCGGAGGTCGACGACGCGGTCGATGATGAGCGCGACGATGGCGCCACGCGCTGAGTTCGGTTTTCGGGAGTTCGGCCCAGCGGTCGAGTACTTCCGCGACAAGGTCAACCTGCCGACTCGCACCTGGCGCGATCTCTGGCAGGGCCAGCACACGCGCGCCTTCGTCGTCGCTGGCGCGACCAGCGAAGACCTGCTATCGGACTTCCGCGCCACTGTCGACGCCGCGATCAGCGGCGGCGAGACGCTCGAGCAGTTCCGCAAGCGCTTCCGCGAGATCACGCAGCGGCACGGGTGGCAGTACAACGGCTCGCCGGGCTGGCGCTCGCGGGTGATCTACCAGACGAACGTGCGCACGGCCTACATGGCCGGGCGCTACCGGCAGATGACGGACCCGGCGGTGCTCGAGCGCATGCCGTGGTGGCAGTACGAGCACAACACTGTGCTGAACCCGCGCGAGGAGCACAAGGCGTGGGACGGCAAGGTGTTCGTGCACGACGATCCGTTCTGGCGCACGCACTTCCCGCCGAACGGCTGGGGCTGCCGCTGCAGCGTGCGCCAGCTCTCCGATCGCCAGCTCAGGAAGCTCGGCAAGAGCGGGCCGGACCCATCGCCTGGTGCTGGTGCCGGCGGCGTGCCGGAGGAGTGGGCGTACAACGTCGGCGAGGCGGCCTATGGGCGGCCGGTGGCGGATCCGGCGCTGCGGCAGCTGATGAGCGAGCGCTGGACCGCCGAACCTGGCGCGCCGGCGAGTGCGTTCGGTCGGCCGGACAAGGTGCCGATCGACGACACCGTCGCCCAGACGCTTCCAACGCAGATCGAAGGTGCGTCCGAGGTGCGCGCTGCCTGGCGTGCGATCTACGGCCCAGGAGCAGAGTTGCGCGATCCGAGCGGCGCGCGCGTGCAGCTCACCGATGCGGTAGTCGAGCATTGGCTCGAGGCACCGTCAGCGCGGCTATCGGGCCGGCAGCAGTACATCCCCATCATCCGCGAGGTGATTGAGCACCCGTACGAGGTCTGGGTGAACTGGGCCCGCAATGAACGCGGCATGGTCGGCCTGCGCCGCTACTACGTGAAGCGCGTGCGCGTCGGCGGGCGTGCGCTGACGCTGGTTGCGCAGACGCAGCGAGGCGGGATCTGGACCGCGTTCGACTTCTTCAGCGGTCGCGCAGCGCAGCCATCGGTGCGCCAGGGCCATCTGATCTGGGGTCGGCCTTGAGTGGCTCTGGCACGCAGGTTATCGGTGTCGCCTGCGGCGATTGGAGCGGGTCATGGGCACCGAGCCGACCCGTCCAGGCATGCCCGCCTCGCGGCGGACAGCTCGGGGTGGCCACGTCCCAAGCCATAGGCGCATCGTAGTGACCGACGGCCCCGTCATCAAGATCGAGCTCGACGACTTCCAGTTGCAGGCGATCTTCACGCGCCTGATGGCGACCGGAGTCTCGATGCGGCCGCTCTGGTCGGAGATCTCGTCCGACCTCGAGCGCACCACGCGGGCGCGCTGGGACGCCGGCCAGGCGCCTGACGGCTCGCCCTGGGAACCCCTCCAGCCTGCGACGCTGCGCCGGAAGGCCCGCAAGGGGTACACGCCCGACGTGTTGAAGGCCACCGGCGACCTGTACGGCCGGCTGGTCCAGGACTACGGGGACGACTACGCTGGCCTGGCGATCAACCGGGTGGATGCGGCGCTGCACCAGTTCGGTGGGACGGACGACATGCCGCCAGGCCCGGCCGGGGTGCCGGCCCGGCCTATCTTCGGCCTCACGGACGCCGACAGGGCCGAGATCCTGGACGCCGCCTCGGAGTACCTGCTGGCCCAGGTGGTCAGTCCGTGACCAGCGACCTCCTGGGAGCCCCTACAAGCCCGCCGAGGCCCCGGACCGCCGGTGCCCTATTGGCAGGGGGGCGATCCTGGGAGTTAAATGGGTCTCTAACGGCTTTTTGGCGCGCTTTCGCCGGACACGTCGAGCCAATCCATGCCATGCCGGCCCTCAGGACCGACCAGCGCTACGAGATCGATGACGCCGACGGGTTGCGGCGCGAGGTGGTGCACGCCTGGAGTGTCGAGGAAAAGCATGCCCGGCTGCGCCGGTACGTCGACATCTGCCGGGCAGTGCGGCGCAAGTTTCGGAGGTACGGCCGGCCGGCAGGGTACGTGGACCTCTATTGCGGTCCGGGGCGGGCCCGGGTCGAGGAGACCGGGCAGGTAGTCGACGGCAGCGCCGTGGTCGCTGCGACCGAGGCGCAGCGGCACGATCCGTTCAGCGAGGTCTGGGTCGCCGACGCCGACCCGGTGAATCTCGGCGCCTGCCGCGCGCGCCCGATGCGCTCAGAGTGGGCGCGCTCGATCCGAGAGCAGTGCCTGCAGCAGGGTGTGCTGTTCTTCTTCAAGCAGTGGGGGTCGCACGGCGCCGACGGACTACGTCGATCGAAGAAGGCGAACGGTCGCGTCTTCGATGGCCGCACGTGGGACCAGATGCCGGCGTTGGCCCCGGCGGGCAATTAACCCCGGCTAATCCCCCTGCGCGTACCTAGCTCCGCAGTATGCGGAGCCATGACGCACCTCGCTCCGCGCGGCACCTCGCTCCGTCTGGATGGCGGTGATGCCCGTGCTCGCGCGGTCTGCGCGGCATCGGTGGTGTCGGGCGTTGCGCTGGCCGCCTGCGCGTTCGCGGTGGCCGTCGATGATCCGTGGGTACAGCTCACGCCGGCCGGCGACTTCCGCGCGCGCGACGGTCGTCCGACGGACGCTCCGCACTGGCGGGTCGATGCCGCTGTCGCGCGCGACCTGATCGCTGCCTTCGCCGCCGAGGCGACGCGCCCGGTCGTCGACTACGAGCACCAGACGCTGCACGCGGACCAGAACGGGCAGCCCGCGCCCGCGGCCGGCTTCATCGTCGATCTGGCCTGGCGCGATGGCGAGGGCCTGTTCGCCCGCGTCGACTGGACGCAGCGCGCGCGCGAGTTCATCGCCGCCGGCGAGTACCGCTACCTGTCGCCCGTATTCCGCTACGACCGCTCCGGTCGTCTGCTGAAGATCGATATGGCGGCCCTGGTCAACAACCCCGCGATCGACGGCATGCAGGAGCTCAGCCTGCGTGCCGCGGCGCGCTTTACCCACGAGGAGGACGCTGTGGACCTGAAGACCTTCCTGGCGGCGCTGGCCGCCCTGCTCGCGATCGATCCCGGCTCCGACCAGGACGCCGTGCTGGCGGCCTGCAAGGCCGTCGTGGGCAAGGCGACCGAGGCCGAGACCCAGCTCGCGGCGCTCAAGCAGGCCGGCGATCCCGCGCGGTTCGTTCCGCTCGGCGCGTTCGAGGCGTTGAAGGGCGAGCTGGCGGCGCTGAAGAGCGCGCAGCTGGACCGCGATGTCGAGTCGCTCGTGGAGACCGCGCTCGCCGACGGCAAGTTGCTGGCCGTCCAGACCGACTGGGCGCGCACGCTCGGCAAGCGCGATCTCGCCGCGCTGAAGGCCTATCTCGAGAAGACGCCGCCGATCGCCGCGCTCAAGGGCACGCAGACCGGCGGCAAGCCCCGCGGCGACGGAGGCGCGGCGGAGCTCGACGAGACCGAGATCGCCGTCTGCCGTGCGATGGGCATCCAGCCCGACGCCTACAAGCAGCTCCGTTCCGCGGCTTGAGCCGCGTCTCGCGAACCCGAGGACCTCTCCATGCCTGCGCTCACCGCCGACCGCAACACCATCCTGCGCGACAACCGGGAGTTCTCCTTCCCGGTCGAGGCCGCGACCAAGATCTTCGCGGGCTCCATCGTGGCCCTGAACGCCGCCGGCAACGCTACCAAGGGCGCCGTGTCGACGACCCTGCGCGCGGTCGGCGTGGCTCAGGAGCTGGCCGACAACAGCGGCGGCGTGGCCGGCGCGATCGACGTCAAGGTGCGACGCGGACTCTTCCGCTTCAACAACTCTTCGGCCGGCGACCTGATCACCCGCGCGAACATCGGCTCGAACTGCTTCATCGTCGACGACAACACCGTCGCGCTGACCAACGGCACCTCGACCCGCTCGGTCGCTGGCGTCATCCGCGACGTGGACGCAGTCGGCGTGTGGGTCGAGTTCTGATCGGACAACCCAGAGGACCTCTCTCCAA